CTTAATATCGCAGCAATTACAAGCAACACCACAACTGCTGGTGTTGAGGTTGATACACAAGGTTATGAATCAGTAACTATTGAAGTTATTACTGGTGCAAGAACCGACGGAACTGTAACCCCACTTCTTCAAGAAAGTGATGTTTCAGGCTCTTATAATGGATCTGTTGCCGATGAAGATTTGATTGGATTAGAGGCTGACGCCGCTCTTTTAACCGCTCAATCTCGTGCAAGATTTGGTTATATTGGAAAAAAAAGATATGTTAAAGTATCTTTAGTTTCAACAAGTGTAACAACTGGCTTAACTGCTGGTATTTCTGTTATTCTTGGACATCCAAAATCTGCACCAGTTGCATAAATTAAAAAGAGGGGTGTAAAAGCCCCTCTTTTTATCAATTAAATTTTTTTATATGGAAATTAAAGTTTTAAAAACTACCACAGCCTCAAAAAATCAAACTGGCACCGAATGTTTTGAGTATTTACAAGGTGAGATTTATGATATTTACGACGAATTAGCCGAAGTATTTTTAAAAGAGGGTTGGGGTGAAAAAGCAATAGACAATTTAGAAGATACAGAAGAAACTATTGAGGAACTAGAAAATAAAGCAATAGACAATTTAGAAAATAAACAATTTAAAACAAAAAAAGTAAATAAAAATGCCGAGTAATTTTCAAAACACAAGAGAATTTGTAGAATTAGTAATACCAAATGGTGGCACAACCTCCACTGCTTACGAACTTGGTGGAACTCATTTAATTGGTGTATTAATCCCCAGTGCTTTTACTGGTGTTAAATTGTTTGTCGAAGGTTCACTTGATGGCACTAATTTTTATCAATTATATGGCTCAAGCTCAGGAACTGCAAAAGAAATCAAAGTAGCACCTAGCAAATTTATTGAAGTTGAAAGTAATTACGATAACCCTTTTAATTATATTCGTTTAGTTTCAAGTTCTGCCGAAGCGGGTCAAAGAATAATAAAAATTATATGCAATCCATAGTATTATTAACAGATGCCACAACCGAAGTTTTAACACTTGCCGAAATAAAAACATTTTTGCGAATTGATGGCACTGATTTTGATAATATTTTGACACCATTTATCAAAGTATCTAGGCAAATTGGCGAGAATATAACTGGCAGAGAATTTGTCGAAAAAGAATTTAAGTTATATCTTGATAAATTCCCACAATGCAACGGAATAGAAGTGAAAAAAAGCAAACTAAAATCAATCACATCAATACAATATTACGATATAGATAACACACTACAAACATTAAACTCTAATGATTATTATTTTACTGACGACCAGTATTACTCATATATTTATATAAAAAAAGATAAACAATTCCCAAATACTTACGATCGTAAGCAAGCAGTTATAATTACATTTAAAGCCGATTACCCTAACAGACCAGAAGCTATCAAGCAAGCTTGTTTAAGTGTTTGTGCCTACCTTTACGAAAACTCAGGCGATTGTGTAATTGAAAACAACTCTCTTTTTAAGTCTTTATTTTACCCTTACATTATACCACAAAAATTCTTTTTATGAAATGCCAATCAATAAAGAAAAATGTAAAAAAGATTTGCACTAGTGATTTTGATAAAAGAATTAAAATTCTAACTACTGCAATTATTCCAAACAATGCCCCTAATAGTTCGGCAACAGTTGGCTTTACAACAATAGCAACAGTTTGGGCGATGGTAAAAACAAACACAGCAAAAGAGTTTATAGATGGAGTTAATATTGAAAAAGGGATTAACACTGATTTTTATGTTCGCTACAACTCATCAATACCATTAGATAAGCAATTATGGATTGAGTATCAAAATATTTATTATAAAATTGTAAATACCGATAATATTGATATTGACGATAAAATTATTAGATTAAGAAGTATTGAAAAAGGCGATAAAACAATCAATGCTAATAAAAGATGATAAAAGTAAAAGAAGGTTCACAAAATCAAAAAACATTAAAGTTTCTTTACGAAATGCCAGTCGAATTAACAAAAGCAATTCGCCAAGGTTTCTATATATCAGGTAAAGAATTGGTTGCAGATCTAAATAAAGATATGAAAGCCCCTAAAAGTGGCAAAGGCTATAAGGTATATAAAGGAATTGGTGGCAGTAAATTAAAAAAACCTAAACTACACACAGCCTCGGCACCAAACGAAACACCAGCTGTAATAACTGGTAAATTTAGAAAGTCAGTTGATTTTGCTGTTCGAGGCAATAGAGAATTAGAGTTTGGGGCAAACGAAAATGCACCAGAGTATGCAAAATTTTTAGAAGAGGGAACATCAAAAATAGAAGCAAGAGAGCCGTTTAAAAGAACTGTTATGAAAAATAAAGATAAGATTAAAAGAAATATTGATATTAAATTAAAACAAGTGCTAGGGGGCAAAAAATGAAAGGTATTCAAGTTGTTAACAGGTTAAAAAATATTTTGCCAAAATATACCAATGATTTTTCAAGTATTATTAATGCCTCATCATTAACAAGGGCAGGTTCTACAATAACTTGCACGACGGCAACAAATCACAATTTACTAACTGGCTATTATGTAACTATTAAAGGTGCAAAAGAACCTATTGCATTAAGCACAATAACTTTTTCCAATGGTATTGCCACAGCAACAGCATTGACAGATCACAAATTAAGCGATCCATCTTTATTCGCTCCACAGATTTTGCCAATTAACATTGAAATATCAGGAGCAGTTGGATTTAATGGAACTTGGGAGCTTGTAAGTGTGCCAAGTAAATTAATTTTTACATTTAAAGTAAGTGGCAACCCTGCCAATGTCAATGGTGGTTATCTATTGCTTGACGATTACGACGGATATAATGGCTATAAACAAATAACTAAAATAACAGATACTTCGTTTAGCTATACAACAACTGGTGCAATGCAATCACCAGCACAAGGCACAATAAAAGTAAGCACAGCAACTAGAATAGCACATTCTGCAACACCGCAAAGAATACAAGAGTTTTATACAGCAGGATTGGGCGGAGTTTTACAAACTTGGCTTTATGTTGTTATGGGGCAAAACCAAGCTTATAGAAATGATACTGTCGTGGGTGACTCGTCAACTGCAAAAAGAACAAATGAAGACTACTGGAACTCTGCACAGCAAAGTTTTAGTATTTATGTAGTTATACCAGCAACAACATCAATTCTTGGTGGCGATATTGCCGATAATGCCAAAGGTTATTTAAAACCAATATTAAAAGCACTAGCTAATTATATTTTTGAAAGTGATTTAACTGATGAAGAGATGCAACCTTGTCAGTATGTAGGCGATGAAGCTGATGATTATATAACCGCTACTTATACACATAGATTTGATTTTGTAGTGCAAGGGTTTATTCAAGTTGGCGATACTACCGATTATGATTTGGGAGTTCCACTACAAAGGGTCGAAGGTTTATTTATAGAGCAAGGTTTAGATTATGATTTAAATACTAGATAAAATCATAGTTTATTGCCTTGCAAAAAATTAACAAAAATAAACAATATAACTATATTAAAAATTATTTTGTTATGCAAATAAAATTAAACCAAAATTTAAGAACTCCGCAAGGTCAATTACCAAAAGATGCCATCATTGAAATTAATGATGAAAACGGAGTGCCAACAGATTTATTTTGGCGAAATAGATTAAAAGATTCTGCTATTGATAACTGCATTGAGGTTATTAATCAAGTTATATCAACTCAAAAAAAAGGTAAATAATGGGACAATCATTTCCAAAAGGAACATCTAATATTAGATCAGCATTAACCGCAAAAGATGCAGGCGACCGCTCAATTCTTTTAGTGGGTTGTATGATAAGTGGCACTGCTTCTAGCGGTGAGCTTAAAGAAGGTATTTTAAGCAAAAAAGAATTTAATGATTTATTCGGTGCAAAATCACAAATTGCAAAAGCTGGAAGATCTTTAATTGATACTTTATCGGTTTCTAAAATTAAACCAAAAGTTTCTGCAATTGGTTTAACCGATAATGCTTCTGGTGTTGCGGCAACTGGCTCAATTGCTTTTTCAGGCACTTCTACCGAAGTAGGCACATTAACTATTTACATTGATTCAAAAATTAATGGTAAATACGAAATTGCTGTTGCTGTTGGTGATACTGCAACCGTAATTGGTGGTAAATTAGAGACTGCAATTACTGCTAATACTTATTCGCCTGTAACAGCTGTAAATACTACTGGTTCAGTTGCGTTAACTGCCGTAAATGATGGCACACAAGGTAACACAATCTCTCTTGCTATTGATGGCTCTGTTGCTGGAATAACTACAACAATAACTGCAATGTCAAGTGGTGCAACAAACCCTGTTTTAACTTCATTATTTGATCCAATTGTAGATAAGAGATTTACAACTATTGTTTATCCTGCCGAGTGGGGCACTTCTACATTATCAACATTTACCGAAGCAAGATTTAATGTAGATAATAAAATTCTTGATGGACTTGGTGTATTTTGTAAGTTAGATACTTATGCTAATCTAAACACTTTTGCAGATGGATTAAATCAAAAAACACTTTGTGGTATTGCTAATAAACTAATCTCTGCAACAAAATTAAAAGGTGGAGCTATTATTGAAAACCCACTTGTAATTGCATCAATCTTCGCTGGTATTAGAGAATTAAGATTGTCAGTTGGTGCGAATGTTTCAAGTTTCGCAACTAACGGCGAAACAGTAGGTGGCAATTATTATGGTGGAGTTCCTTATGCTGGAACTCCTGTTTATAGCTTACCTATTATCGAAAGTGGCAATGATTTTAGCGATGTTGAAGCTGATGAGCTTGCAAATAGCGGTTTAACTCTATTAAGAAACAACCCTTCTAATACAAGCATCATTATTAACGAAGCAATGACTACTTATAAAACTGATGCACAAGGTCAAGTAGATAAAACTTTTAAATATGTCAATTATTTTGATACATTGACTATTATTAGAGAATATGTATTTAACAATTTAAAAGCTGATTTAATTGGAAGACGATTGACAACTGGCGAATTAATAGCTGGGCGGGCTATGATAAATAAAGAAGGTTTTATTAACCTTATGAAAAAATATTATGGTGCATTATCAGGTTATAAAACTAATAATAATAATTATGTATTGTTAAGAGCTGGTGATAGCGAATTAAAAGCTTTTGTTGATGCATTAGATCAATCAGTAGTTATAACCTTAATTGATGGCAAGATAACAGCAGAATCGATTGCTAATATCGTAACCCAAGTAAGAGAATTTATAGTTAATTTTACTCCAACATTTGAATAAATAAATTTATGGCAATATTAAAACAAGGTGATTTAGTTATAAACGGAACACCGATAGCTTATGAAGGTAAAGTTAAAATTGAGGCTGGCTCTATTACAAGAAATGTTTTTAGTCAAGTTAATGGCTCAAAATTAATCACTAGCGATGTTTCGACTAATATTAGTATTATCAGTGTGCCAGTAAGAGCAACCCCTGAAAATATCGAGTTATTTACAAGTTTTTATAATAATGGCGATAACAACACAATTTCGTTTAGAAATCAAAATTTTTCAGGCTGTGTAATGGAAAAATTACCGCAAATTGAAGATTTAGAAGTTGTTGAATATATGTTTAAAGGCGATCCTGCAATTTAGTATGAAAGATAAAATTATTTTTGATTTACAAAATTCTATCAAAGTTCAATTTAAAGATGGTGATAAAAATTCTTTTATTGATTTAGATAAAATCTATTTATCGGCACCATCTTATAAAGACAAAGATAAAACCTTGTTGCTAAAAAAGAAGTTTATAGAAGCTATTTTTGGCATGACACAATCTTTATCAAAACAACAAGCAAGCGAACAAATAGAAAATGAAAATGGTTTGGATGCCAAGGCTATTAAGGCTATTTTATATGCAAGCCCTAATTTTGACATTGTTAGCTATTTTAAATTGTTTGCAAACTTACTATTGAATGTTGCTTTTAAAGATGAAGACATAAAACAACCTCTTACTGCTCTTGATATTGAAAAAATTAGCGATGAAGATTTTGAGGAGCTATTGGCTAAATATTTAGAGGTTTTTTTTATTGTTTCGTGGATGAAGACCTTAAAATAGGGGGCTTTACTCACAACAAGGTTTCTATTGAATCAATAATTTGTAATCTTGGATATTTTTATAAAGGCTCGGCTAGTTTTGAATGGCTCGAATTACAGCCAATAACAAAAATATTAAGACTTCAAAAAGAAGCCGAAAAAATTAACAAACAACTAGAAAAAAATGTTTAAAGTTTCATACATATACGATTTAGTTGATAACATAACCCCTCAATTAAAGAAAATACAAGCAAACCTAGAAGCTGTATCAACTACAACAAAAAGAGTGGCACAATCAATGGCTAGCTCTCTTGATAAATTAAAAGATAAATTGGATAAAATTAGCACTAAAAGTATGCAATTTGGTAAAGATATGTTTTTAAAAGCAACTTTGCCAATAAGTTTATTTGCTACAAAATTTATAAAAGATGCATCGGATTATAGCGAATCAATAAACAAGGTAGATGTTGCATTTGGTGAAGCCTCAAAAACTGTGAAAGAATTTTCATTATTAGCAGGTAAAAACTTTGGTATTGATAAAGGCACTGCCCTTGATATGGCGGCTTTATTCGGCGATATGTCAACATCAATGGGACTTTCACAAGAAAAAGCATCTACATTGTCAACAAGTTTAGTAGGCTTAGCTGGTGATTTAGCATCATTTAAAAACTTAAATATTAGCGAAGTGCAAACTGCCCTTGCTGGTATTTTTACTGGTGAAACGGAGAGCTTAAAAAGACTTGGTGTTGTTATGACAGAAGAAAATCTTAATCAGTTTTTAAAAATACAAGGTATAGCAAAAAAAATGAGCGATTTAACTCAGGCAGAAAAAGTCTTGCAACGATATAGTTATGTTGTAAAAATGACTGCAAACTCACACGGAGATTTTTTGCGAACTCAAACTGGTTTTGCAAACCAAATGAGAATTGCAGGCTCTGCCTATAAAGATTTGTCTATTCAATTAGGAATTGCAATATTACCATATGCAACTCAATTTTTAGGTGTTTTAATTAAAGGTATTCAATACTTCCAGCAATTAACCCCTCAAACACAAAAGTTTATTTTAATTGTTGCTGGATTAGTTGCTATACTTCCACCACTTGTAATTATTTTTGCCTCTCTTGTTTTTGCAGTTAAAGGATTTGCCGTTGCCCTTTTATTTCTTATAAGTCCAATAGGTTTAATAAGTGTTGCAGTTGCTGGTTTAATTGCTACTTTCCTTTTATTAAAAGACGACTTGATAATAATTAAAGATTTTCTTGTAAATACATTTGCAAGTGCTTTTGATTATGTTGCAGAAAAATTAAAAATGGTAATGGGATTGATTAATCAATTTAGAGCCGATACTTCTATTGTTTTAGATTTTATTGGGCTTGATAAATTGTCGGAAATGGTTGCTCCAAAAATGAACCAGCCAGCACAAATTAATAAACCACAACAATTGACGGCAGGCGGTCAATTAGATGTTAATATTAAAGGCTTGCCACAAGGTTCTAGTGCAGGTTTTACTCCTCGCCCTAACAACTTCTTACCAGTTGGTGTCAATTCAGTTTTTGCGGGGTTCTAATGACGATATTTAACACAGCAAGATTGCCAGACGGGCAGTTTAGAGATGCTTTTTTCTTTTATCAAGAATCAAGTGGTAGCGGTGGTAGAAAAACACAAACTCACGAATACCCAAACAAAACCGAAAGATATGTTGAGGATCTAGGCGGTCTTGAAAAAAAATTTACATTAAATGTTTTTACCGATGATAATGTAAGTTATAGTGAAAGAGATGACTTAATTAAAGAATTAGACAAAGCAGGAGTTGGCACATTAGTTCACCCTTCTTTTGGCGATTTAGAAGTTGTCGTTGTTGGCTATACATTCGCCGAGAGTATCAAGGAGCTCGGTATAACTAAATTTACAATAAATTTTGAAGTAGCTTCTCAAAATATTTTGCCTACTAAAATAACTGCTACCAAAGGTTTTTTAGCACAATTAAAATCAGACATTCTTGGCGATAATGAAAAAGCTTTTGATGATGGCTGGCAGTCGGTAAAAAATGCCAAGGCAAAATTTGATTCAGGAGTTAAAACATTAAAAAGAACTGCAAACAAAATAAATAATATTGCTAAACAAATTCAAGGTGCTGGCGATAGCTTCGCCGATGCAATAACATCATTAAACCAAATTGTTAATAGTGCTAATAAACTAGTGCAGGCTCCAGCAGTTTTAGCCTCAA